GGTTCGCTGTACGGTTGGGGCTACCTCATTAGACGGCTATGTAGCTTTCTGGGAGAATAACACGACCAAAACCCCAGATTGGAAACTTAGGCTTTTTACATGGAATGACCCTGATTTTGGCGTATTTGTGGCAGAATACAACTTTGGAGATACGGCACCCTCTGACGGTGACATACTAAAACTTAAAGCGATTGGGACAACTATATCTGTTGAGAATGACACTGGTAGTGGTTTCGTTGAGCGCATAAGCGTTACAAACTCCGACCATGCGTCTGGTTCTGCTGGCGTTTACACTCGTGCAACTACCATCGGACACTGGATGGAAGGTGATGACTGGGAAGCAGGGGATATATAGATGGCTAAGCCGGGCGCACAGTTTGATGCAGACATTACGCTTATAAAAACAAAGCTTGCTGAGTATGAAAACAGAATTACCACGTTAGAGAATAATGTACAGGTGCCTAATCCTGTTATTGAACCTGACTCAATTGAAGCTACCACAGAAGGGGATACCACCGTGCTTATAAATGCCAACGTGACCAGTAGTGTAACGCCACCTGAACCTGCGGCTACACGGCCCTACGGGGATAATGCTCCTTGGAACGTCCCTGTTTCTGGTATTACACGTAACACAAACGAAGCCGCAGAGATTGATATCCTGATCGCGCGGCCAAACGGTATAGATAATTGGAATCTACGGCAGGGTCAGTACACATATCCAGTATACCATACCTCCGATGCGACTGGAAATTATATAGTCAACGCGATTAATTCAGAGAGTGGGCTAAACGGCAGCACCATTCCATTTAATCCTACATGGGCAGCGGCACCCGGTACTGACGCTCAGATGATTATCCTTAATACTAGCACAGGAGAAGAGTACAACATTTGGAAGTATACCGGAATCACTGGCGGAGATACAATCAACGCGTCGAGAATTAACCGGGTACAAGGAAACGATCAGGGATCAGGCACAGGCTACGCAAACTACTTCACACGCGAAGTTGGGTACAAACCCTCTCGTGGCATGGGTGTCCAGTATCTGATGGGCCTTGTTCGACCTTGGGAGATTGATGCAGGCGTCATTGAACATGCACTCTCCATGCCATCACCAAATATTAGTAACGACCTAGCAGTCGCCCCAGCCACAAAGATTGAAGGTATCCAAGACAATGGACCAGTCAAAGAGGGTATGAGATTTTCACTAGAAGTTACTGATGGCGAGATTGACACACACCTAGCAACGCTACCCGGAGATGTCAGCACGACAATGAAGGCAAGTTTGAAAATTGTCTTTCAGGCAATGCGTGATTATGGTTGGTTCATTACCGATAATGCTGGAGCAATCGGCTTGCAATTGGAGAATGACCAATCTGCTGACTGGGCGTCTGTTGGTATGGTGGACTTTACATCATCTAACGGAAAGATATATCCACGAGACGCACTAGATGGACTAGTAACTCAAGGTCGGCTGCGTTGTTATGAAGACAGCAATGATGCAACGTACCCTGCCTATACTGCGGATCAGGCAGCTAGTTTCACTAACCCAGATTTAGACCTCCTAGACACACCTACAACTGAGCCTCCATCTCCTGTATTCATTACCGATGACTTCAACCGTGCAGACCAACCACTTACTAACAGCGCAAGTTGGACCGCACTCTACGAAGGCAGCGAGATGAATGTGGTGTCAGGCAAGGTTCAGGCTGGGGGTGTCGTTGGTGGTGGCACTGGGACATATGCTGCAGCCCACGTAGATACCAGAACCGCTGACCAGTATGCTCAGATAGAGTATAGCGATTATGTGGGTGGTACTGGTGGAGAGAATGTTCGGATTGGTGTGGTCTGTCGGGCTACTGTCGGGGGGTCTACTTTTAACGGCTACTCTGCATGGTGGAGACACGAAGCTGGACCAACGCAGCCTACGGTCTGGACGATTGTTCTAAATACTCACACTGATGTTTCCCCGTTTGGCGCTCAATTAGCACAATACAATGTGAGCGATACAGAGCCAGAGGTTGGTGATGCTATTCGCCTGAAATGTGTTGGCACAACTATCTCTGTCGAGGTTGATGAGGGCGCAGGTTATGTCGAGCGGATCAGCGTAACAAATTCGGATCACTCCAGTGGATCGGCTGGTATTTACGGGCGTCCTGAGGATTACCCAAAATATATGACAGGAGATAACTGGGAAGCCGGGGACACCTAAAAGGAAACAACAATGGCATTTACAGCAACCGCTACAGTTGACACTGTTGTTACTATCGACGCAATACTGGCAGCAGATAACATCAGTTCACTATCGTCGGTTGCAGATGTCAGCTTATCGTCAGGGTATGATCTTCTCCCTAGCAGTCTTGAGTCCTTATCTTCTGTAACCTCTGCAAGTATCAGCCTAAGAGCTAACCTGACAGCAAATGATATATCTTCACTATCTAGTGTGTCGCCATCAAGCATCTTCTCCGCAATAGTATTAACAGCAGATGGCCTAACATCTACTTCTTCTGTTACATCGCCTGAACTAATCCCCGGTGCTGTACTAACAGCCGATAACATTCAATCTCTATCCTCTGTCAGTGACCCCGGAGTTATCCTGAACCGAGCTTTAACAGCAGATGATCTTACTTCTTTGTCCTCAGTTACAAGTTCTACACTCTCTCCTACAGGACTAACAGCAGACGATCTTATATCTCTATCATCAGTTAGTTCAGTTACACTTGGTGCAAAGCAGGTTATTCCATTTGCTAACTTGACAGTAAGCATAGAGGCAGAGAACCGGGTAATCTATATCCCACCAAGTAATGTCAGAACAAAGAAGTCTAACACAGAAGAAGATAGAAAAGTATTTATAGACCTAGAAAATAGAGTCTTAGTATTCTAACCACAAAGAGGACAATATGAGCAAAGCTTGGCCACCTAAAGATACAGATGAAACTCTTAACTATTCCATTGACTGGTCTCGTTTCATGGGGACTGATACACTTAGCTCTGTTCTCTGGTTTGTTGATGATAGTGATGGGGTAAAGACCAGCATAACTGCACCACAAACAACGAATGGTATTACTATTGATGCTGTCTCTTCTACCTCAACTGTTACAACAATACAACTTTCTTCTGGCACAAACAACAAGAAGTACAGGTTTTACTGCCGGATAACTTTCAGTACAAGTGGGTTAGTTGCTGAGCGTTCTGTCTTTCTGACAATAAAGGATAAGTAAATGGCATTCAACTACTTAGGAATAACAAATGACATCCTTGCAAGGTTTAATGAGGCACCGCTAACCTCTGCTACTTTCAGTACTGTGGACTCTGGCTCCTACCGTAACACTAAAGACTCAGTTAACTCCTCTATACGACATATTAATCAAGGTAGCTTTGAGTGGCCCTTTAACTTTGTTGAACAGGAGGATACACTGACTGCTGGTACGTCTAGGTACCCTTACCCTAGTGATGCTAAGTCTATCTCATTTGATACCTTCCGTATTAAAAGAGACGCAACATTTGGGAATGAAACTCAATTTCTTTCTAAGATGGATTATGAAGAGTATATCCAGAAGCATGTTGATGATGAGTACAATACATCTGACACAGGTATCCGTGGCCTTCCTAAGCGTATTATCCGTACACCTAATCAAGAGTTAGTAGTACACCCTGTACCAGATAAAGCTTATGAAATGGTGTACGAATACTATGGGCTTCCTGTTGATCTTGTATTATATACAGACGTACCTAATATACCTACAGCTTTTCGTCATATTATTGTAGATGGTGCAGCATATTACTCCTACATCTTCCGTAGTGACTATGAGTCTGCTGACCGCGTACTCCAAAAGTTTACTGATGGTATTGAGAATATGCGTACCATTTACATTAACCGCTATGAGTATGTACGTGATACCAGACGTAGTGAAGGTTATGGCTACCAAAACGCACTAAGGACTAACTAATGTATCGTTGGGAGACATTCTCTATTTCTCCTGAGGGAGGTCTAGTTGAAAATGTAGCATCACTCAAGCAGGGTATTGAGATGCCCGGTAGTGCTGCCCGCCTAGTTAACTTTGAACCCTCTATTGATGGTGGGTATAGAAGGATCAATGGTTACACTAAGTTTTCTGCGACTGAGGTTACAGGTACAGGACAAATATTTGGTGTAGCTTTCTTTGAGGGCAGTTCTATTGCTGTTAGAAATGGTAACATATACGAGTCATCCGGTGGTGCTTGGTCGAACATCGCCACAGGAAGAACCCACACAACAAAACATAGATTCCACATCATCAACTTGAATGGGACAAGAAAAGTTATTGGTGTCGATGGCAGCAATTACCCCTATTCTTGGGACGGCAGTGCCTTCGTTAATATCAATGGTACTACAGATATCAATGCCTGTACTCATGTTGCCCAGTTTAAAGACCACATATTCTATGCTTCTGGGGGCCTAGTTACTTTCTCTGTACCATTTGATGAAACAGACTTTACTGTAGCTGATGGTGCTGGTAGTTTCCGTGTTGAGGATGATGTGACTGGAATGTTTGTTTTCCGTGAGAGACTCTATGTCTTTACTGAGAGTAGCATCATGGTTCTGGACGGAGACAGCCAAGCTGACTGGAGACTTACCTCTGTAACCGAAGACATCGGTTGTATCGCAGAAGATACTATTCAAGAAGTTGCAGGTGATGTTGCCTTCCTATCTAATGATGGCATAAGACTTTTGGGTGCTACTGACCGTACTGGTGACTTCAGTAACCAAGTGTCTTCACGTCAGGTACAGCAGAACTTCCTCAATTTCCGTGATACATATAGCCAATTCTCTTCCTGCGTTATCCGGGGTAAGTCTCAGTACCGTGTCTTCGGTTTTGTATCTGGTCGTACAGCGGAGAGTACTGAGAGCTACATTGCTACACAGTTTGAGGCTCAGAACCCTATGTCCTTTAAGTGGGCTGAGGTCAAGGGCATTCAGGTATATAGTGTAGACAGCCAAATCTATCAGGGTGACGAGTACATTGTCTTTGTTGGTGAGGATACAGGTTATGTTTATCTTATGGAGAGTGGTAATAACTTTGATGGTACAGATATAACTGCCTCGTACTGGACACCATACCTCCCAATCACTGACCCAACAATCAGAAAGACTCTCTATAAGATTTGGGCTTACTATGACCCTGAAGGAAGTATTAATGGTACACTAACCCTGAACTATGATTTCAACAGATCAACAAAGATTCAGCCGGATACGATTACATTTACACAAACAGGTGGTGGTGTCCTATATGGTACAGCTATCTATGGCACAGCCGTATACGCAGGAGAGACTCAGGATGCAGTCCTTGAAACTAATCTGCTAGGCTCAGGCCAGACAGTACAACTAAGGTTTGACTTCAGTGGGAGCGAACCCTTCATCATCGACACAATATTACTTGAGTACGCTCAAGAAGACAGAAACTAAGGAGAAGTAAAATGGGTACAGGATATGTAAGAGTAGATGTATCTAATAACATCGCAGCAGGTAACGTGGTTAACGCCTCTGACTTGGATGGGGAGTTTGATGGTGTACAATCCGCCTTTAACTCCACCTCAGGACACACACACGATGGAACCACCGGAGAGGGTGCGCCTGTTGGGGTTGTTGGGCCTGTTCAAGACTATGTGGCTGGTGCATCCAGCTTTACACCTAAGACTGACAGCGTCTATGACCTCGGAACAACCTCTGTAAGATGGGCTACTGGCTTCCTTGACACCCTGACCTTGACCAATGCCTTGGCTGTTGCTAATGGGGGCACAGCCTCTACTACAGCATCAGGTGCGCGTACAGCCTTAGGTCTTGCCATTGGCACTGACGTACAGGCATGGGACGCTAACCTAGATCAAGTAGCTGCATTGGCAGTAACAGATAGCAACTTCATTGTTGGTAATGGGTCTGCGTGGGTAGCTGAGACAGGTGCTACTGCCCGTACATCACTGGGATTAGGAAGTATTGCTACTCAAGCAGCCTCTTCGGTTGCCATAACTGGTGGTACCATCACAGGCATCACTAACCTCACAGCTACAGGGGGGGCAATCACTGGTATCACAGACATAACGGTAGCAGATGGTGGTACTGGCTCCTCAACTGCGGCAGGTGCAAGGACTAACCTCGGTGTTGCTATCGGTAGCGATGTGCAGGCATGGGATGCTAACCTAGACCAGATAGCTGCACTAGCAGTAACTGACAGCAACTTCATTGTTGGTAATGGGTCTGCGTGGGTAGCTGAAACTGGAGCCACTGTACGTACCTCGCTTGGGTTGGGGAGTATTGCTACACAAGCTGCTTCCAGTGTTGCCATCACGGGTGGTACAGTGACAGGCATTACTAACCTTGAGGTTTCTGGTGATACAACCATTACCAGCACGGCTCCTACACTGGAGCTTAGCGATAGTGATGTGTCAGACATTATGCAATTACGTCAGGATGGCGTTGATCTCATAGCCGATGTAGACCCGAACAACGTGTCGGCTGGTACATCTCGATTCTATGTAAAGATTGATGGATCAAACCGTATCATCCTCTCACCAACAGAGTTACAACTCAACCAGACTGGGTCGATACGCATACCTAAGGGCACCACAGCACAGCGTCCATCAGGTGTTGCTGGCGATACCCGCTTCAACTCTGACCTAGATCGGTTCGAGGGGTACACCACAGCAAAGGGGTGGAGTTACATTGGTGGTGCTCAGGAGTTTATCGAAAGCCAAGACGCAAGCGCAAGTGCGTCATTGGACTTCACAGGCTTCGATGCCACGAAGTATGACAACTATGTTTTCGAATTTACAAGCGTGGTCCCCGCATCGTCAACGACAGATTTCAGCGTTCAGCTTAGTACGAACGGCGGATCAACTTGGTTAACTGGTGGGTCAGACTATGCATACCACATCAGAAGAGACATTATGACCCTCTTCGACGACGATTCTAAATCAGGTGACAGCTCGAATACAAGTATCCTAATAGCAACAGACTGTAGTGCCACAGCAGCCCGTGGCTTCTCTGGTACACTAAAAGTTTACTCGGCAGCAATCGCAGCCGGGGACACAAGGGTGACTTGGGATGCGGGATATGGCCGAAGCGGAGGGACGCAGGCTCATGTGATTGGTGGAGGTAGGGCGAACTCTGCGGCTGTCCATAATGCGATCAGGTTTATCCAGTCTGCTGGCAACCTTACTAGCGGCACCATCACAATGTACGGATTGAGGAACAGCTAATGCTGGAAATTGTACTAGCCCTATCCACCCACTTCCTACCGGGTGACTGGAACGAGGTACACCCCGGCATCAGGTACG